GATCTGTTTTGATCAACATCAATCTCATATTTCCCAAGAGGAACGAGATATTCAAACTCTTCATAATTATATCAAAAAACTATTTGATATAGATGCTATATCAACGAAAATCAAAAAACAAATTGAAGATTACCATGATAATAAGCATTATACTTATAGTGGAATTTATAAAAGTTTAGTATACTTTTATCAAATTAAAGGTAATTCAATAGAAAAAGCTAATGGTGGTATAGGTATTGTCCCATATGTGTATGAAGATGCTCGTAACTATTATACGGCCATATTTGCGGCACAGCAACGTAGTCAAGCTAAGCCGATTGAACAATGGAAGCCTACAATTGTCGAGATTCATATTCCACCGCCCATTAGTAAGCCACGCAAGAGTGTGAGGTTTTCATTTTTAGATGAAGAGGAGTAACATATGGGTTCAAAATATGTAGATGCAACTGCTATTGTACAAGTAATAGGTTGCGTTTGGAATGATCCGACTATTTTAGATAAGCCTGAAACTTATGTAATTATTGAAGATGATTTTCCAGAACAATTTCATCGGGTTGTTTTTGGCGCATTATTAAAAATTCATGAAAGTGGAGTACATTCTTTTACTTTAAATGTAGTAAACGATTATTTAGAGCAGCACCCAAAGTATAAAGCAGTATATGACCTCAATAGAGGCGATGAATATTTAGAAAAAACTGGTAAAATAGCTACTCAATCTACTTTTGATTATTATTATAAACGCATGAAGAAATTTACTCTTTTGCGGATGTATGATAATATCGGTATGGATGTTCATTGGTTATATGATCCAGATGAAATTCTTGATACTAAAAAGAAAGAAGCCCAAGAGGAATGGTTAGATAATGTCACTCTTATAGAAATTGCTGATAAAATTGACGCAAAAATTGATACATTGCGGTTAATATATGTAGATAATGATGTTGATAATGTGTCTTTTCAAGCTGGCGAAGGTATTGAAGATCTAATCAAGAAATTTGAAACCGTGCCTGATGTTGGAGTAAGTCTATATGGAAATTATATTAATACAATTACTCGTGGTGCACGGTTAGGTAAATTTTATCTTCGCAGCGCTCCTACTGGCATTGGTAAAACACGATCTATGATTGCGGATGCTTGTTATATAGGATGCGATTGGTTTTATGACGAACAGTTTGGATGGCGTAAAAATGGTAATTCATTTCCTACTTTATTTATTGGAACAGAACAAGATAAAGAAGAAATTCAAACTATGATGTTAGCATTTTTGGCAAATGTAAATGAAGAACATATCTTGACTGGTCACTATGAAGGTGATGAACGTGAAAGAGTAATGCGTGCGGCTCAAGTTATTAAATCTTCAAATATGTATGTTGAAGTATTGCCAGAGTTCAATTTACAAGACGTAGAAAATTCAATAAAGAGAAATATTAATGAACACAATATTCAGTATGTGTTCCACGACTATATACATACATCACTTAAAATCTTGGAGGAGATTTCTCGACGTGCCGGTAAAATTGCTCTTCGAGAGGATAACATCTTATTTATGCTCTCTGCTCGACTCAAGGATATATGTGTAAAATATAACGTATTTATCATGTCTGCAACGCAGTTAAATGGAGATTATCAAGATGCTAAAACTCCTGACCAAAACTTATTGCGTGGTGCGAAAGCTATCGCTGATAAGATTGACTATGGATCTATTTTATTGCCTGTAAAAGAACAGGATCTTGCGAGCCTGGAAGTAATTCTTCATAAGAATCCACAATTTCCAGTTCCTAAAATAAAACTTTCTATCTATAAGAACAGACGCGGTCGATACAAGAGCGTTGTATTATGGTGTGACGCAGATTTAGGCACTTGCCGAATAAAGCCAATGTTCTTGACTGATTTTCAGTATGAATGGATAGGAATTGATGATTTAAAAATTGTTATAAATGACTTTAGTGCTTTTGAGGAGGAAGAATAATGACCAAGAAGAATAATGGTATGCCTACTGTAATTTATGCTGATTCTCGTTATCCGGTTGAAGGCCGTCAAGTTGAATATATCATGTCCCGCAAGGAATATGAATATCTTATGGATGAAGATCGCGCACCTAAAAATGTTCACCGCGATAAGTATATTTTGGATTATTTGAATAATACTGCTGGAGTGCTTGGAACTATTACTACAGTAAGAATTGAGGCATAAAAATGTATCTTGACAAAAACGAAATCAAGAGCAAGATAACAACTGAACAAATTGAAGATATAGTTCGCGATTTCGGTGGTGACCCGCGGCAAGCCCCATTTGGGTTTGTTGCGGCCACCATTTGTCATAATCATCCAGGAGAAGGGAGTCATAAACTTTACTATTATGAAAACACAAAATTGTTCAGATGCTACACAGGATGCGACGCAACCTTCGACATCTTCGAACTTGTATGTAAAATCCATAATCTCCGCAAGACTGATGACCGAGAGTGGACAATGCCTAATGGAATTCGATACGTCTGCTCTAAATGTGGCATTGAAGGGTTGTATGGTGGAGACGAGGAAGACTCGTTTGGAGGACTCGCCGACCAAGGAATCTTCGATAAATATGATAGAAGGGTAAAAGAGAATGAGCCAAGAAAAGATGTTAATATACCAACCTACGATGTAGCCATCCTCGATCGACTCGCTTATCCTCGTATCGGGAACTGGATCGATGAAGGTATTACACCCGAAGTCCTCAAGTTTAACAGAATTGGGTACTTTCCAGGTGGTGAACAAATCACAATTCCCCATTACGATAAAGAGGGATCGCTCATTGGTTTGCGAGGGCGTGAATTATCAAGTGAACGAGCAGCTCTTTATGGAAAATATCGTCCTCTAATAATTGGTGGACATATGTATAATCATCCTCTTGGATACAATCTTTATAACCTTAACAATAGTAAAGATAACATAAAAAAAATTGGGAAGGCGATTGTATTTGAAGGAGAAAAAAGTTGCCTCCTTTATCAAAGTTATTTCGGTCATGACGCAGATATTAGTGTGGCTTGTTGCGGCTCTGCTATATCAAGTCGGCAAATCGATTTACTTATTGAGTCAGGAGCTAAAGAAATTGTTATTGCGTTTGATAAACAATTTCAAGAAAAAGGTGATGAAGAATTTAAACACCTTGTAAGAAATTTAAAAGCAATACATAAAAAATATAATAACTTCGTATCTATTTCCTTTATATTCGACAAACAAGGCTTATTAGGATACAAAGATAGTCCAATAGATAGAGGAAAGGAGAATTTTTTGACATTGTTTAAGAATAGGATTGTGTTATAATGGAATTTAAGTTAAGAACTGATAAAAAATATAATAGTACAATAGAACAATTGCTATATGCACGGGGTTTTGAGCTTCCAGATGAAATGGATTTATTCTTGCATCCGCGCAATAGCGCTGAATATAATTATTTGCGGTTGGATAATATTGAAATTGCGGCCAGGCGTATCCTCAAGTCCCTTGTGCGGCAAGAGCGAGTTTATATACAAGTTGATAGTGACTGTGATGGATATACTTCTTCAGCTTTGCTTTTAAATTTCTGTCATAGAATTGCTCCTTCTGTTGTAGAGAATAATTGGTATTATTCACTTCATACTCATAAGATTCATGGAATTGATATGGATAAAGCAACAGAACAACATTATGATTTAGTGATTGCACCAGATAGTTCTTCTAATGAAAAAGATAAGCATATTGAACTCACCAATCAAAATTGTGATGTACTTGTGATTGATCATCACGAAGCATCTGGATATGAAGATGATCCCGCAATTATCATCAATAACCAGCTATGTAATTATCCAAATAAATTTTTATCTGGTGTTGGTGTTGTATATAAAGTTTGTCAGTGTATGGATATTATTGCTGGTACAGGATACTCTATAAATTATCTTGATCTTGTTGCTCTTGGATTGCTTGGTGATATGATGGATATGCGACAGCTTGAAACTCGATATTATATTACCGAAGGATTAGAAAATGTTACAAATCCATTTTTCAAATATTTAGCTGATAAAAATGAATACTCTATGAAAGGTAAATATAATCCGCATACTGTTTCATGGTATATCGCTCCTTTTATAAATGCTGTAACTCGTATCGGTAATTACTTTGATAAACAGCTTGTTTTTGAAAGTATGTTGGAATGGAAAGCTGGCGAATTAATTCAAAGTGATAAGCGTGGTGCGATTGCTGGAACAGAAGAATTGCGTGTAGTACAAGCTATTCGGCATTCCGCGAATGTAAAGCGACATCAAGATGAAGATAAAAAGAAATTATTGGATGAAATTGATACTCGTTTACAAAAACGTCCTGATATACTTCAAGCACCTATCTTGATTGTGCAGAATAAAGGAGTAGAAGACGATGACCCTGTACGAGGTATTACTGGCCTTGTTGCTAATAATCTTATAGCTAAATATAATAAGCCTACTCTCGTCCTAAATGAAATTATAGATGCTGAAACAGGAGAAATTACTTGGTCAGGTTCTGGACGTGGCTTTGCCACTACAGATATTGATAACTGGCGTGATTATATCGCTTCTACTGGAACAGCCATTTTTGCTCAAGGTCATCCTTTTGCTTTTGGTGTGGCTTTCACTCCCGATGGGTTGGAGCGATTTAAAGCTACAGTTGAGCTTCGATGGGGCACAACACCATTTGTCATGACTTATGATGTTGATTTTATCTGGACAATGATGGATGAATTTGATAATATTGTTATGGAAATTGGCGAATACGGCGATATTTGGGGTCAAGGCGTTCCTGAACCATTGGTAGTAATTGAACATATAAAAATTGATGGAAAAAATGTAAAACTTAATCTTTTAAATAAAGGGACTTTAAGATTAGATTTAACTCCTCATAAAACAACTTGTATTAAATTTGGATCAAGTGTAGAAGAATACGAATCTTTACTTGGTAAAACTGTCACAATAGTTGGAACCTGTTCAATAAATGAATGGAATGGAAATTGTACTCCTCAAATCCAGTTGAAAGACTATATGATAGAAACAGTTCCTACGTGGGATTTTTGACAATATAAGAAAGATATGGTATAATAAATATGAAAATAGATGATAAACGTAATTATATAGTTGTAAAAGTTCCCTTGTTTGATTTCCCTGTGGAAGAAGTTCAAGAACTATTTGAACGAATAAAAGAAGCACTTCCAAATGAATATAATTTAATTATAATTCCTCGTGATGTTGATTGGTGTGAATTAAATAAAACTGAATTATATCAAATGCGTGATATGTTAAATGAAGTTTTGAAGAATACAAACGAGTAAGATATGTCTTTCGGACATATCTTGTAAAATAATTCATTTTATTCCTTAAATAATATGAGGTGAATAAAATGTTATAGACTTGTATTATTTGTAATAAAAAATTTGAATGTAAAAAATCAACTGCAAAATATTGCAGTCGTAAATGTCAAAATAGAGCTAGACAATTACGAATACAATCTGGACAAGATTTATGGCATACAAATAAAATTTGTCTTTTATGTGGTTCAATTTTTATTCCTAAAACAGCATCAGCGAATAAAAGAAGTTGTTGTTATAATTGTATGCCTGATGGAATTCAACTTACACGAGGAATGTTTTTAAGTAAAATTAAAGAGGCTCGTGGAGGAAAATGTGAAAAATGTGGATATAATAAATGTATTACAGCATTAGAATTTCATCACTTAGATCCTTCTGAAAAAGATTTTACAATAAGTAATGATCATTTTAAATTACAAGAAGCAATAGATGAAAGTAAAAAATGTATTCTTTTATGTGCGAATTGTCATAGAGAATTACATGCGGGATTATGGAAAATAGAAGAAAAGGAGGAAGTAAATCTTGATCTTAACTAATAAACAAGAACAAGGATTGAAAATGGCTGTAGCTAGATATAAGAATCATGAACCTTATACTGTTATATCTGGCTACGCTTAACTGGAACTGGTAAATCAACACTTATTCGATTTATAATCGCTGCACTTGATCTTGATCCTACATTTATTGCTTATTGTGCATATACAGGCAAGGCCGCACAAGTACTTCGTAATAAAGGCTGTCATAATGCTATGACAGCCCATCGTTTGTTATATAAATCAGTACCAAAAGATGATGGTACTTTTATTCATATTCCTAAAGAAACACTTGCTCCTTTCAAACTAATTATAGTTGATGAAGTTTCAATGCTTCCTAAAAGAATGTGGGAACAATTACTGAAATATCGAGTTCATATAATTGCTCTTGGAGATCCTGGACAGTTACCTCCTGTCGCCGCAGAAAATAATGGTGCATTAGAACACCCGCATATCTTTTTAGATGAAATTATGCGGCAAGCCGCAGAAAGTGAAATTATAAGATTAACTCTTGACATTCGAGAAGGTCGAGGTTTAAAATTACAACGAGGTCAAGAAGTTAGAGTTGTTGATAGAACTGAAATTTTACAATCTCGTTTCTTTCATTGGGCCGATCAAATTTTGGTTGGTAAAAATAACACAAGAGCACAAGTAAACGCACAAATGCGGCGAGATATTTGGGGTGAAGATTTACCCGAACCTTGTCCACAAGATAGAATAATTTGTTTACGAAATGATTGGGAAACTATTAGTCCTTCTGGCGATCCTCTTGTAAATGGTATGACAGGTTTTCTTGATGGCATTGTTTATGATAATACTAATCCTTGGCAAGAGAAAACTCCTTGGATTTGTTTTACTCCTGATTATGAAGGTGCTGGTCAATTTCAAGGACTAGAAATTGATTATAAATTAATTACTACTCGGGAACCTTTGGTTACAAGAGGTGCCAATGGAACATG